TTTAAAGATAATGAAAATGGTTATAAACTTTGCGATTATGCAGGAACTGGTTTTATGTGTATTGAAAGAATAGTATTTGAAACAATAATAAAACAATACCCAAGTATAGAATATCTTTCAGATGTTAAAGCTAAAATAGATGGAAAAAAAGAAGTAGATGGTAAAAAAGAATATGCTTTCTTTGATTGTGGAATACAAGGACAGGGTATTCTTAAAGATGAAGAAAAAACACAAAGATATTTAAGTGAGGATTATTATTTTTGTGCTTTATGGAAACAATGTAAAGGAGAGATATGGTCAGACTTAACAAGTCAGTTAAAACACATAGGAATAAAAGAATACACAAGACCACCAATAGCAAAAATAAAGGAGGTAAAATGACAGATGAAAGTCTATGGGAAAACATATTGCCAGAATTAAAACAAATAGGTGGTAAACATTATAAAAATTTTCGTATTCAACCTTATGAGTTTATTTCTAAAAATAACCTTTCGTTCTATCAAGGGAATGTTATAAAGTATGTTGTCAGGTATTTAGAAAAGGGAGGCACTGAAGATTTGGACAAAATCATTCATTATACTCAATTAGAAATAAAAAGACTGGAAGATGATGAAATCAAAGCTAAATACAAGAAAAAATAGTGTTTAAAGGGTCATAGAGGGGTCTATTTTAAACATTATGTACAAAATGGGTAAAAGATACTATGGCAACTAAAAAGGGCAATGTTTATGGTTCAGTTGTAATATATGAAAGAACCTCAAAGGGTACAAGTATAGGTAGAAATCCTAAAAAAGTAAATTCAATGAATAAACATAAGCGAAAGAGTAGAAGTAGAAAACAAATGAAATATAGAGGTCAAGGAAAATGAAAAGAATTATTAGAAAAAAAACTAAAGGTACAGTTAATACTGCACATCAAAGGATTGATGATCATGAAAAATTGTGCAGAATAATGCAAGAAATGACAAATAAAAAAATAGATAGACTTGAAAAGATAGTTATGTCTTCAACAGGAATGCTTATATTAGGCATGTCCACAATCATATATAAAATATTGCTAACATAGGAGGTTTCCGATGCAATTATCAAAACATTTTACATTAGAAGAATTTGAGAAATCACAGACAGCAACAAGAAAAGGTATAAAAAACAAAGCAGGTAGTGGAGAAGTTAAGAGTCTTGGAGATCTCTGCTATGAAGTATTAGAACCTTTAAGAGCAAAATTTGATAAACCTGTAACTGTAACATCAGGTTTTCGTTCAGAAGAGCTTTGCGAAGCTATAGGGTCCAAAAAAACATCGCAACATGCAAAAGGTCAAGCAGTTGATTTTGAGATTGCTGGTATTCCAAATATAAAGATAGCATATTGGATTGAAAATAATTGTGACTTTGATCAACTCATACTAGAATATTATTGTCCTACAGATGGTGCTAAAGGTTGGGTCCATGTATCTTATAATGAACAAGGTGCAAACAGAAAGCAAGTTTTGACTTTTGATGGTAAGTCGTATGAAAATGGACTTCCTGAAATGACATGGGAAAAAGGCGAAGTCAAAGAGTAAAAGTTGCAAATTCCATTATAGATTGATAAGGTATCTTCAACTAGGAGGATATATCTATGTGGTTGAATTTATTGACAGCAGGTTTCAAAACAGCAAGTCATATCTATACAAAAAAACAAGAAACAAAAAAATTAATGGCTGATGCTCAAATGAATCATGCTAGAAAAATGAGTCAGGGTGAAATAGAATACTCTGGTAAACTTTTAGAAGCTAGACAAAATGATTACAAGGATGAGGTAGTTCTAGCTATACTCACACTGCCCATAATCGTACTGGCATATGGAGTGTGGTCAGATGATCCACAAGCTATGGAAAAAATAAAAATGTTCTTTGAGCATTTCCAGGCACTTCCTACATGGTTTACAAATTTATGGATTCTTGTCGTTGCAAGTATTTTTGGAATTAAAGGAACACAAATATTTAAAAATCATACAAAAAAATAAATGAAGTTTATGCTTGTCATTAGTCTATGCTCTTTCATACATCAAAGTTGCAAACCAATTGATAATGGAACTACACTTCATGATGATTGGAACAAGTGTATGGGGACTGGTTATATTGCTTCAATTAAAATTTTAAATGACATTGGTAGAGAAGAAGTAAATAAATATCAAATTGGCACTCAAATAATGTGCTATCAAACAAAAGGAATAATATGAAAGTAATAGCAATTGGAGATCTCCATGATTCACCTCATATAAAAGATAAAAGTAGATTTAGATGGATAGGAAAACATATTGCAAAAACAAAACCAGCTTATGTAGTGCAGATAGGAGATTTTTTAACTTTAGACAGTTGTACTTATTATATTCCTGATGATACATTTACTGCAAGAATAGAAAAACCAACATTTATAAAAGACATGCAATCCTTTGATGAAGCTATGGAAGAATTTGATTATGGTCTTAACAAATGTAAAATAAAAAAATATTATACTTTAGGAAATCATGAAAAAAGAATGTGGAGATATGAAGATAAAAATCCAACTTTTTATGGAATGTGTCAAAAAGAATTTTATGGAATATGCAAAAAATATAAATGGGATGTTATTCCTTGGGGCGAGTATTTAATGTTAGGTGGTGTTGGTTTTATACATGCACCAATTAATCCAATGGGTAAAGAGTATGGTGGTGAAGCAAGTGAAAGACAAGTAGCAAATAAATCAAAAATAGATATTGTTTTTGGACATAGTCATAGAGCACAAGATAATAGAGTACCAAAAATAAGTTCTACCAAAAATGATTTTACTAGAGTTTTAAATCTAGGTTGTGCTTTGCCTGAAAATCATATTGAAAGTTATGCAAAACATAGTCTTACAGGTTGGACTTATCAAATATGTGAATTAGAAATATGGGATAATCACATAATGGAAGTAAATAATATCTCTATGAAACAGCTTAAAAAACTTTATGGGTAATTATGAAATTACCTGGAACAATATATTTAGGACATAGAAAAATTAAGGTTCAACAAATAGGTGCAAGAACAGCAAACAAGGATCAGATTTATGGAGATTTTGATGTTAATAAAGATTTAATAAGAATAGATAAAACATTAGAACCAACAAGAAAACTAAACACTCTAATACATGAGATTGTTCATGTTTTGTTAGATCATTTCAATGCAGAGTTGAAATTAAAAGATGAGGAAAAAGTATGTGAGGTATTAGGTACTGGATTATCAGATTTATTTACTCACAATCCAAAACTTATCAAGGTTATCAATGATGTTTACAATCCTAATAAAAAATAGTAAAATTTAATTTTAGCTCCCTTTAGGAAGTCCCCCTATATCTATAAGTGAGTATAGGGGGTTTTCTTTTTATATTAATGGTTTATTTAAACCTCTTTGACCTCTTTTATTATGACCACCTTCTTGATGTTCATAATCTACTGCTCTAAAATCCCATCCAAATTTTACAGAAGTTCCTGTTGGTAAACAAAATATATGAAACTGATTAGCAGTATCATGAAGTCTTGATTCTGCTGGATACATTTCAATACCCTCAACTTCTTTTCCAACAAGCTCATTTTTAATTTGTTGAAACTCCCTCCAATCATGAAGTGCTTTTTTATCTTTTCTCTTTATAGAAAGGTAAGTGCATTTTCCTTTGTACATTGGATTGTGTACTAGAAAATCACAATTCTTTTTTCTATAAACCCACACTTCATAAACATCATTAATCCAACACTCTATTTTTATTCCATGCTCTTTGAAAGCAGAGTCTATAGTTGGATTATAAGCTTCAGTAAATGGTGTCATTTAACCTCCTTGTTTTATATGACTGTTCCAATATCTACCTTTAGTTATAACTTGTGAACCTGTAGTTTCATGTGAACATTGTTCTATGATTCCAAGTTTTTTCATTCTTCTTAATGTAGAAGATATTTTCCCTCTAGGTAGTTCTGTTAGTTTATTCTTTACAAAATCAACTAACTCTTTTTTGTATTCACCACTTTTGGTAGATACAAATTCCACAATAACATCAAATACATCATCAGATTTTGGAGTAGTATCTGTTTCAATCATTCCATGTTTTTTGTAAAATTTAAAAAGCCACTCATCACTTTGATATGGCATTGGTCCTTTAGGTTCATTGAAACCTGATAAATCTTCTTTAAGATAATAGTAAGGAACATGCTCACCATTAAATAGAACATTATCATTAGCATCAATTGTACCTTTAGATTTTAGTTCAAGATATTTTTTATTATCCATTTGAACCTCCAAACAAACAAGATTTATGTTGAGGTATTCCTCTTTTAAAATCCTGTTCTACATTTTGATATTTATTTCTAAATTGCTTTGCATGAGATTCTGACCAGTATGCTTCTCCAGTCACTTCATCAGTATCCCATTCAGTATCTGTATATTCCACAAAAACAACTTTATCTAAAACTTCAGAATAGTTATCTAAAAAATCCCAAAAGCAAAAACCTAAATCCTCATTAGTAAAAGTTTTTGTTCTGTGGTCACTTAATATAAAGTTACATGTTATCATTTTTTTCTCCTTTTTAGTTATAAGGAAACGATACCATATCCACTCTAGGTGTCAATAGTTTATATTAGTTGTTATTAGTAAGTAATAGAGGGTTTATTTACTATGTTTTATCATTAATGATTTTTCTAGCTGAAGATTCCTCTGTAATTCTCATATCTTTTAAAATCTTCATATGCTCATATTTATCTTTAGCTTGTTCATATTCTATTTCAGCTACCAATAAACCCTGCATATGTTTTTCATATTCTGTACTAGCAAGTGCATTTGTTTTAGCATCAGCATGACTTAAACCTTGATCTCTAAATCTTTTTAATAATCTATTAACAACAATAGGTTCAAGATATTTTAATTTTTTATATAGTTTTGCTTTGATTACTTTATTTTCACTAGCAGATTCTAGTTCAGCATAAGTTCTTTCAGTATCAAGAACATAAGTTGTGTTTTGTTTTTCCATTTTTTGTTACTCCTTTTTTAGTTAAGACACAGATACCCTATACTAATAACATTAGTTTTTAATAACATCTATGTTTTTTTAATTAAGACTAATATTTATTCTTTTTTTCTACT